AATGACATGGTAGCAAAAAACTATCCTTATCAGCAAATTAGTGATATCATTACCAAATGGGAAACAAAAAAAGATTTTTTAGAAGAAGCGGAAAAGGAAAAAAAAGAATTAGAAGAGTCTTATCAAGAATCGGTGAGACAAGCTAAGGAAAGAAAAACTGTATCAGAACACTCACAGGACAACTTAGAACCGATTACGAGTCCTATGTCAGATGATTAAAAAATTAAAAATGAGTATATTATTATGGATCCAAGGCTGGTCCGGCCAACTTAATTCGTGGGCTTGGACTAAATGGGATAAACTCCATCGAGAAGACTGGAATCAAAAAGTGACAAGAAAGGAGATAATATGAGTATACAAGGAAAAGTTAAATGGTTTAATTCAACTAAAGGCTATGGATTTATAGCACGTGATGACAACGAAAAAGACGTTTTTGTACATTCTACGGCAGCTAGAGCTGCTAATGTAGAATTGAATGAAGGCGACACATTAACATTTGATATTGAAGAAGGATCAAAAGGTCCTTCAGCAGTAAATTTACAAAAGAACTAACGAAGGAACAGTTATAATGAAAGATCCAAGAGACAAAATATTTGTAGTTGTCTTTAGCTTTTTAGGTTTGGTAACTCTGTTAGCTATTTACATGCTGGTGGTGGTGCTGTGAAAAAGAATACTATTACATACGATTTGTTTAATTGGGGACCCATTCTTTGTAGAATAAAGCTAGATCCTGCCGATTTAAAAAAATATGTTGAACTTTGTAGTAAAAAAACAAGTTCTGTTAATGAAAAGCTTGCGGGACTTATTAAACATGAACATTCTATAGACATTCAAAAATATGAGGAAATCCTAAATCCTTATATAAGTATTTTTTATAAGGCTTTTCAACATTGGTACGGAGTAGCTGCCCCTGCGAAGGTGCTGGTCAGGAGGGCTTGGGTTAATTTTATGGTGGCCGGAGAATTTAATCCTCCTCATACCCACATGAATTGTGATTTTTCCAGCGTTTTATTTGTTAAAATTCCTGAAGAATTAAAAGAAGAACATAAAAAATTTACAGGTACAGGAGGAGGGCCAGGCGCACTTTCTTTTTTTCATGGAGGCTCTCAAAATTTTTCTATTTGCTACAGAGACTTCCTTCCTGAAGAAGGAAGCTTTTATATATTTCCAGCAGCTCTCACACATTTTGTTTCGCCTTTTACATCTAAGGGAGAAAGAATATCCATCAGTGCAAATTTTACATTTGATATAAATAGAAATACATTATTCAAGAAATGAAGTGGACTAAATATTATCATTACCCGCCCTCAACCCGGTCAACGACCGATGGCTTAAGAACTTATGAGGTAGGTAACGAAAAGTTACCGAGTGTTACAACGATTCTGGGCGCTACTAAGAAGACTCCAAGCAGTCAATTGCCAATTGGCAGGCGCGAGTGGGCATGGAACAGGCGACAAGCATCAGGGATCAAGCGGCAAGCCGCGGCACTAACATGCACAAGCATTTAGAGGCTCATGTTTTAGGACAAGGTCATTTAGATTTAACGCCAGAAGGTAAAATTGCAAAAGCAATGTCGGATACGATAATTGCTAAAGGATTCAAGGATTTACAAGAAATTTGGGGTAGTGAAGTAGTTGTTTACTATCCTGGTTTATACGCCGGAGCTACCGATGTTGTAGGAGTCTATGACTATGAAGATAGTATTATAGACTTTAAACAAAGTAATAAACCGAAACGGAAGGAGTGGATTCACGACTATTTCCTGCAACTCGGGGCGTATGCGATGGCTCATAACTATGTGCATAAGACTGAGATCACTCAAGGGGTAATATTGATGTGTACCCCTGACAATTATTTTCAAAAGTTTCAAGTTAAAGGAAAAGAGTTTGTTAAATATCAACATCAATTTTTAGAAAGGGTAAGTAAATACTATGAACAAAAAAACAATTAAGTCTGTTGAAAGACGAATATTGAAGTCCATGAGAGAAGACGAAATACAATTGAAGCTGTTGTTAGGTACGGAGACCGATGGTGTTCCGGAGCGACAGCTGGATGGACTTATGATCAAAATAGAGCAGTTTCTTGGTAGAATTATGGTCAATCAGAACAAGCTGATGTTGCTTCAAGACATAAAGGATGAGTAGTGTGATATATATGTCACAGTTTTATGCCTTATTCCTGCCACAAGTGACAAGGATCAAGGGACTGGGATTTTATAAGAAGTGAGGTTTTATGCGGTTGATCACGAACCTATAGGTTTTTCAAAAGTATGAAATCAGTGAATCAGCACTTTGACTTCTTTGTGATCTGGTGATTTCGTGATTAGTAAGTAATACCAATGATTCTAAGGCAACTGCTTAAATGAGCCTTGTGATCCAACACTTATTGAGCATAGGGGCCGCGCGGAACTTTTAGGTCCAAAAATTAGAAAAAATATTCTAGAAATGCTATAGGGGTAGAGTATGATAGGTAGAAACAAAAATTGGACTGGTCCTTCGGACTGGATTAAGGAGTTTAACAAAGTACACAACCCAGAAATTTCCTATGTCAAAGAAAAAAAGAAAACCAAGAACACGAAGAAAACAAGTCGTTCCAAGTCAACCGAACGAAATCCCGTATTCAAAGTACAGGATTGAGTGGATGGATATTTTAAGTGACAGTGGTTGGGCGGATGAAAAACAGTTTAATAGAATGAAGTTAGCTTTTCCTGTTAATGAAGGTTGGTTGTTTAGTAAGGATAAATACACTATTAAAATTTTTGCTTCTTATGATAGAGATGAGGATACGAAGGATCTTACTTTTGGTGATAGAACTATGATACCTTTGTCTTGTGTTAGGAAGATGATTAAGTTAAAATAAGGTGGAAGGAGACAATTATGGCTAAAAAGAAAAAAAAGAAAATAGTTAAAAAGAAAAAGAAAAAAACTAAAAAGAAAACTAAAAAATCATCAAGATAGTACGGGCTTAGGTTTTTTATCCTTAAGGTCTTTATCTTTAGATTTTGGATCTAGTAGTAAAGTATTATCATCCACAATAGTGGTGATTCTTTTATCTAATTCATCTTCAGTAAGATCTTCAATCTTACCTGTTCTAATTATTTTTTGTTCAATATATAATCCACCTACAGCTCCTCGTGCTTTTTCAGCATTAGTTGCTGCTGAGAATGATCTTGATTTTTTAGCATCATCTCTAATTTTAGCTAGTTCAGCCAGGTGTCCACCAAAGGAAATACCATATTTTTTATATGTTTCTTCTCGTAGTTCTCCAATGTGTTTGAAGACTAAAGGATAGTATTTGGGATTTTGAAGTTCACTTGCTTTCTTACGAAGTGTTGCATTGTCTCCTTCATATCCTGCCTCCTTTGCGCACTCATAGGCGTATTTATGACCTTCATTGAATACTAATATTTCAGCGAATTGACGTTGCATAGGCGTGAGTCTTGCAGGTAATCCTGGTTTCTTTTTTTGTGGTAGATTGTCCATAATTTTTTGGGGGTTGCTTCTGTTAGTTAACCAAAACATCTAGTTGCTTTTCACGGTTAATTTATACCAACATAGATCCAACCACCCGTTGACAATATATGCATATTGTCTTATAAAGTCAAATATGAAAGATGATCAGGAAGATACAGATTTAACTAATCGAATGGAGGAACTAAAGAAAAAAGTTAGAGAAGCTGAAGGAGAGCTCTCAATTATTAAAGGTATTGGTAATAATTCTCCTGAGATGAAAGCTCTTCAAGCTGAAAATGAGAGATTAAAAGCAGATTTAGCACGGTCTAAAGAGGAGCATCAATACGATAATATGGTTCATCAAAGAGAATTAGAGTCTTTGAAAAATCCACTTCATAACTTAAGAAATAAAGGTTTGGTGTAATGCTTTGCGGTAGAGATTTAATTATGATCTTCGATAGATTCGTAGGTCCAAAGAAAGGGAGCATGGTGGCTCAAGATGCTCGAGTTCAAGTCAGAACCCCTGACGGAAAACATTATGATGTTATGGGTGTGAATTTAGTTGAAAATAAAATTTTAGGTGCTAAAGAGACTCATAGAATAGTGATTTCAACGCATGAAGAAACAGCGAAAATGGGATCTCCAATTAAACTTTTGTAAGCATCTGTTACCGTCATTATTTTGATGAAACCTGAAACAAAATTATGGCATGAGCTTAAAAGAATTACACCACAGATTACATGGACAAGGCTGGAAAATACTAGCTTACTTGGTACTCCTGATCTGTTGGGCTACAATACTAATTCCCACTTTTTTACTGTTGAATTAAAGGTAACATCCGGTAACAAAATTCGGTTCAGTCCACATCAAATTTCATTTCATATACAACATCCAAAGAACACTTTTATACTCTGCAAGAAGCCTAGTCAGGCTGCTTGCAAATTGTTTCCAGGTGCCAGTATCCTGGCCCTAGTCAAAGAGGGATTCAAGTCTCAAGACGCTTGCTGCTTGTCGCTTGATGCTTGCAGCTTGTGGCTTTCGTCGCTTGGTGCTTGAGGCTTGTTGCTTGTAGCTTTGGTTGCTTGTCGCTTGAGGCTTGTTGCTTGCAGCTTCATTTCTTCAAATTCTTTTAACCATTTCGGTGTTAGGAAATTTTTAACCGGTCCAGCCATTAGTGTAATGGATATGCCACATTCGGGACGTCATGATTCCAGCAGCGTCTACAGCTGCCGCATTCATTGCCCTGGTCCCGGGCTGGACACGTATTGCCCGCCCGAACCACGGTCGACGTATGGGGCCAGCTCTTGACTGGTCCCTGGTCTATCATATGCGAGGACACACGAATGATTAAATTTTTTGGTACAACCTCAGGTTGCATGAGTCTTAATAGTTTTACTTCTCGTGTAGGCATCCAGTGACTGGTCAGGGGGGTGCGCTTGCAGACTTCAAAAATTTTTTTAAGGTGATCAGCTCCCTGCAGGTCTCCTGAGTCATGCCACCTAAAGAAGGGGATCTTGCGGCTGTAGTGAGTTATAAGCAGCGTCATCGCCTGAACCCACTGTGGGTGTGTTAACGAGCTCAACCTACGGTTGAGCGCTTCTTTTACATTTTTAAATCTATACCGGCCCTTCATGGCGTAGCAACCTGCACACACTGAACCCTTCACGGCCTGAAGCTTGACGCCTGTCACACACCGCCAGGCCGGCAGGTTATATGCATAGCCCGGCATTTTAGATGGCGAGCTCAGGCCGCCGGTTATTTCTTTCGCTTCTTTTAAATTCATAATCTTATATAATCCTATAACACTAGTTTGTCAAGCGCTTGTTGCTTGTTGCTTGTTGCTTGAAGCTTGCCGCTTGCCGCTTGCCGCTTGTTGCTTGTGGCTTTATTTTTTTTTTATTTTTTAGCTGCTTGTGGCTTTATTTTTTTTTTATTTTTTAGCCGGTAGCGCGCTGCCGCGCTCCCGGTATTCCAATGTTTAACTGTCACTTTTTTGCTCTATTAAATATTCATTTTCAACGTTGTCCAGGCCTTCAGCCATCCAGCTGTGGTCACCATCATATTCATAGAATTTCTGGTTGCCTTTGCTGTCCTCTTTAAACAGGACTACTTTCCAAATTTTAGTTGGAAGTTTGTCCCATTTTTTAGTTTGCTTTTTTCTTGGCATTGCCCCCCTGCATCATGATATCATCAGTTGGAAATTTTCCAGATAACAGCGCTCCAATTTGCGAGATCATCTTAACCTCAGCGTGTTTCTCGTGTTTGTCTTTGTATTTGATATATTCCTTGTTATCTTTTACAGATTCAAACTTAGATTTATATCCAATATATCCATCGTAAGCGTCTTTAGGTCTTAAACTTTTACTAGTGGATACATTCCATTGATTATCTTTGAATATATAAATATATTCAATATGGATATCTCCTTGCATATCATGCATATACATCCACTCATCTCTATAGGTTCTGGCTGGATCTTCTTTCCTGTCCCAGTCTCGACCGTAAAAACTACACTCGCCAATGGTATCTCCCAGATAACTGGCATCTCCATATTGAAATAGTTCTTTGGCTAAATCATAATGATTGTATGAATCAACCAGACATTTGCCTACGCCGTAGGGATAGCCGTCCGAGTGTACATATATAACTTTTACTTTTTTTGTTTTTGGATCTTCTATTGCTATATTTGATCTTGTACTCATTTGTCCTCTCTTTCTTCTGGTATCTTATATTATCCCAGATCTAATGTCAAGCTTTATTTTTGCTTGTAGCTTGTTGCTTGTAGCTTATTAAAAATCAAATGTTGGCCAATACCATTCATCAAATTCTTCTTTTTTCATAACCCACATCATAACATAAAATCCCAGAACTGTCAAGATAATTATTTAAATAAACTTCTTGACAAATCCCAGAAAATAATATATACTAGGGGTGGGTGGTCGGGATATATAAAAAGGCAATTCAATCATAGGTTGTATCGCTGAATTTTAGGACTTGACA